GTCGTTCATGGCAGCGTTCAACAAGAGGTGCAATGTCACGCACACAGATGACATAGAACACGCCGAGATGGCGGCAGCAATGTCGCTCATCGACAACATCCAGTGTAACTTCCCAGCATGGGACGAAAACCCCGCGGATCGAGCAACCTGGGAGTCAAAATTTGATTCACTCAAGGTAATCCGGATGAGGTCTGCCATGCAAGAGATTGATCAAGCTACTTACAGCTACCTTGGTACCAAGGATCTCTCAGTCAAGAAAGAAGTTCTGCTCAAGCGCAACGACCCAACATGGGCGGCGCGAGTTATCTATGCCGGCAATGATGCGTTTAACGCAATGACTGGCCCAGCCATGATGGCAACCATGCAGCGAATAGAAGAAGTTTTCGCTACCAACATCATTGGTGGAGTCAAGTTTTGCTCCGCGTACAAGAAAACCGACGTCACTTTAGCCTCATTCATTGAGCAGGACAACGGTAAGTACCCCCACACTGTAGAAGGCGATTTTACCGCCAATGACAAGCACCAACGCGAAAGCGTCCATTTGCTGCTTGATCACTTCCTACAGAAGATAAACATGCCATACTGGCTTCGCAAACTTTACTTGGAAAACAACAAGTTCAAAGTGCGGTCATTCAAGCTAGGTGTGCAGGCAACCCTCAAAAACCAATTGCCGACTGGCACCACCTTCACCACACCACGGAACACGATGTACGACGCTCTTATGACTGGAGTCGCGTGTTCCCAGCAAGGTCTCCGCGCAATCGCACTCATTTTGGGTGACGATCTTCTGGCGCGCACCGACAAACCAATGTGTTTGGTGAAGTGGAAGGAGTGCATCAGCAGGTTCAAAATGGTGTTGAAGCCAAAAGCACCGCGCATGCGCGGTGGAGCAACGTTTCTTTCGAAACGTCTCATTACCGAAGTCGAGCGCCCTTGCATGGTGCCCCTCATCGGCAAAGCGCTCGCCAGGTTCAACGCCAGGGCAATATACAAGGAAGACCAAACACATTCCCAATACATGTGCGGAAAGTCATTATCGTATGCTTACGAGTTCCGGCATGTCCCATTCCTTCGCGATTTCTTCCTTTGCAGGTACGTGCAAGAAGATAACAGCAAGATGACCATGGATGAGTTATCCTGGAACACCAAGACCTCAGGAATCGATCTCAGCAACATAGTTCAGTCCATCAAAAGTGAACAAGTTATCATCTCTGATGATGACTTCCGTGACTGGGCTATGGAGACCTACGATTTGGGCCTGGTGGACCTTGAGGAGATTTTTTCCATCGTCGTACTGAGTGATGTCCCCACAATGATCACACACCCCTCAGTCCACAATCTATCCATTGATTGGTAGTCCTCCTCAGTGTTCGGGTAATCCGACCCATCACAGAGGTTCAATCCCTGCCGGACGCTACTGCAAGCAGCCCCAACGAGAATATCCGTTGCGCGGTAAAGCAGCGTGTGGATGTCGCCCCATGGTTACCACACAAC